CAAGTTCCCTGTTTAGCGCAGACTCCATGATGTTCTGATTTGGGTCATAGACGCTTTTAGACTTTTCTTCTTCTTCTCGAATGTGGTCTGCAAGCTGTTGCTGAACCTTAAAGAACTGCGACAGATTAGCCGCCAAGTCAGAAACAACCTTGTTCTCATCCCAAACTTCTGGTTCAGCCTTCTTTGCTTTGGGAGCAACAACAAGGGCTGTGGGCTTGGGCTTTTTCTTCTTGAAGAACCCAAAGAAGCCACCCACTTCTTCAGCAATAGCCGTGACCTCTTTAACAGTCTTTTGGGCTGCGGCAACAGTCCCCTTGACCTCTTTATAGAGTTCACAGCCTTTGCGAATAGCTGCGACACAGCCATTTGCCATTGCCAGAAGGGTGAGAGGATCAATGTCTTGCTCCTTATTCGACAGGAACTGGTTGTTCTTCTTGTTGAACCCCTTGTACAGCACCTCTTGCCGCACCAGTTCTCAGGTCATTCACAGCGTCTGCAACCCACTGAATTCCATACTTTTTACCAACATCAATGGCATCTTGTATCTTCTTTTGGTCAAAGCCAGAAACCCTTGGCTGAACAGCTTGGAAAACCTTTACTGCATCAGACGGGTTGAGCAACAATGCTTTGAGTTTTTCCTCTGTTGCGGCAGACGCTTTGTTGGCCCAAAACTTACTGAACAATGAAGTCATCGCGTAAGTTGCGCCAGATACAGGGTTGTAAATGCGGGAAATGATTTGCTCTGGAGGGATGCCTGTCAATTGCTCAATTGGAGTCTTTGGAACAGTCTCGCCTCTGAACGGCACATTTGTAATGTCTTTAACCATGCGCTCAGAAACAGTAGCAAAATCCTGCACCTTTTGAGCATAGGTTGGCCCAAACACACGATTGAAAATAGCAGCTTTGTTTCTGTCATTCAAAAGAGCAACTGGGTCTCCTGACCGAACAATATCATCAAGCATATATGAACGCACAGCATTCACAGCATCTTTGTTTTGCCCATAGCCAGAGTTAGACATGAATTTGTTGGTGAAATTTATATCACCATACATCTTGCTGACCAACTCTTGTGGATTCTTGAAGCCTTCTTTGCTGACAATCTGTTCACCAGCAACACGCTGAAAGTCTGCGTTTAAACGACTGCGCTGATTGATTAGGTTCTGCACATTGTTTACAGATGCTCGTAACTCATCATCAAGGCCAGGAATCATTGAAGTTCCACCTTGATTAGCCTTGAGCCATTTATTTGCAGCCTTGGGGTCAATTACATCGTTCTTCAGTGCGGCTTTGGTGAAGCTATCAAGAAAAGCATCACGGGCAAGACGCTGGCCCTCTTGACCAGTGGCATCAATAAATTGACTGACATTGGATTTGTTGCCAATCAAAGCAGGAGTGATTTGCTCAACAAACTTCTTTCTGTCAACAGCCTTAAGAGTCTCAGCAGAGAAAGGCAATCCAACCTTCTGAAGATATGCGTTATCTGCATTGCGGTAAGCGGTAACAAACTCAGGGTCAAGGCTGTCAATGTGACCGCCAACACGCCCTTTGAGTTCTGTCAATAAACGAATGTCAGCAGGGTCGTTTGCTTTACGCAACTGAGCGTTGATTTCACGCTTCAATGAGTCCAAGTCTTCAACAGTGGCGGCAGAGAATTTAACGCCTCCAGGAGTCATTGGAGTGCCTTCTGCGGTCAAGATTGCGCTTGGCTCAGTAGTTGTTGGACGAAACTTGGCTCGAACTCTGTTGTAAATTGACGGGAATGTTTTGAAAATGTCAGATGCTTGCTCACCAGCAACAAAGTTAAAAATGTCATCAACAGACCCAGATGGCAACTCAACATTGTTCTGTTTAGCTAAGTTAAATGCTTCTGCATACAAAGGCTGAACATCTAATCTAGCAGCTTTTTCTTTCTGAGCAACAAGATTAGAAACACGTTGTCCAAACACATTTGGGTCAATGGTTTGATCTTTTGACAGGTCGGCAATCTGTTCATCAATAGAACGAACGCGCCTAGTTTGCACCTTCTCCAAAGATGGGCCAACAACACTGACTTGAACCTTGCTGGGATCGCCAAACAATCTCATTTGGTTTTGAGTCAAAGCCTGTTTTGCAGCGTCATATTGATTGCCATACTGCGCCCGAAATACAGGGTCTTTTGCCGACAAACTTTGGATAAAGTTGTTGATAACAGGGTTGTCCGCAAGCAATGCACTCAATGGCATCTGCACTTCAGCACCGCCTGGAGCCTTTAATGACACGCCTTTTTGTGCCTTGGCAGCATCTTCAAGCGTTTTCATAAACGCAGGGTCAGCCGCACCAGCAGCAATAAAGATATTGCTTATGCGATTGTCTACATCTCGCAGTAATTCATCTTCAGGAACAGTTCCACGAACCTTATTCCACTGATTCTGAGCCAACTCAATTGCTTTTCCAGTGATTGGCGCAGTCTTTGCCACAGTACCAAAACCATAACCACCAGCCATGCCACCAAACAAGCTGCCAGCAACTTGACCAACTACGGGCGCACCTGCTTTTTCACCAGCAGCTTGACCTGCTTGCCCACCAGCTTCTGCGCCACCACCAATAACAGCTTGTTCAGCAGGGCGCATCAGTGCTTGTCCAAGCATCCCTAAACGCCTAACTGCCGCAACAGGAGGGAATAAATATGATTCTGGCGAGGTCACAGCTTTAACTGCGCCAGCGGCAATTCTTTGCCCACCAGTTTGTGGTTGTGCGCCAGTGGAACCCATTGATTCCATCAGTCCTGTATATACAGGCTCACGACCAGCACGATATGCCTCTAAAACAGCTTGGTTTTGCTCTTGTGCCCCAGGTGGGGAAACAAATGGAGCCATTGGATTTCTACGAGTCAATTGACCACCAGTTGGTCTCAATACTTGCTCTCGCATTACATTGGCAGCACCAGCAAGTGCCCCAGCAGTACCAGCAAAGCCTTGTCTTGCGGCTTCTGCTAAGTAGCCTTCAGAACTAGGCGTAGGAGTGCTTCCACCCGCTAATTCCTCTAGTTCATCATCAGTTAAAGCAACATCTGTTTTTACAGATTTACCATCAATTATGTAGGTTGGCATCTTATTCCTCTACGACTGTTACAGTTTTTCCGCTTTTCAGAGTTATGGTGCGAGAGCCTTTTGTCTTGCCCTTAAATTCAGGAAAATCTAATGCTGTTTCAACATCTTGAGGGTTGTAATTCTTGTTTCTCAAGGCTATTTTTCGTTGACGATCAATTTCTTCATTTGCCTTGTTAACCGAAACAGTCCTAATTGCCTCTAAAGTGTTTTTTATTTTATTCTGCGTATCTATGGTTGGCGTTGAACTAAATAGTCTGGAAATATAGTCTGCTGTTCCACCCAAAAGTGCAGGGTCAGCACCTGCTGCCAACAACTCTTTTTGGCTTAAATCACCAGAACCAGCAATTGCCCTAGCAAATTGCACCTGTGCCGCCCTAAAAGAAGCAAAGTTATTTGTTTTAATTGAGTCATTTATGTTGGTCAATGCATTGTCTGTGGCAAATACAACCTTTGACATTGGCTCAACAGTCTTTTGCACACTTGACCTAAACGCTGGAATGTCAGCAAATTTCTTGTCCCCAGGATATTCAGGAATGATGTTTTGAACAACTGTGCCTCTAGGCCCACGGGTTGCTTTAATAACATCATCAACTTCTGCAATTTGAGAGGCAGGAGCACCAGCGTCAATCAATTGTTGGCGATATAGTTGTAGTTTTTCAATCTCTGATGGCGGCGGCCCTTTTAATGGCTTTTCAATAAGTTCTAGGTCTTGAATGTTGCCACTCTTTGCATACAAAGCAATGCTTGCTGGGTAGTGTTTGCCAGCCCGTATCAACTGCTGAATTGGATCAACACCTTGTCTCTCACGCAATCTTTGTTGAGTCAATGCCATTTCACTAGCGGCCTTACGAGCATATTCAGCTAATGCACTAGCAGTAGCCGTATCGCCCATCTGAGCCGCCATCTGTGATCCACGCATGATGGACTCAGGATCATTCATATCAATCTGTCGTGCCAAAGCATTGCGTTGGCTAATCAGACGCATCTGAGGGTCTTCTACACCCATTGCAGAGGCAAATGCACCGCCCAATTGCTGACCAGCCCTGGCAGCGCCATAGGATGCTTGCTCAAGAGGAGCCATTCGTGCCAATTGCATAGCCCGTTGACGAGCCATCTGATCCCGTTGCTCTTGGTACAACTCAGGGGTCACACCAAACAAACTTCCAACAATTTCTGCCATGACTATTCCTTAGAAAGGTGTATTTACATCGTTTGCACGACTTGCCGTACCATAATTTGTTCCAGTAGAACCACCGCTTATAAACTCTTGAAGTGCGGTTTTAAATGATGGATCATCTGCAAGGCTTGTAAACAAAGAAGCGTATGGGTTTCTAGATGCAGTTGGCAACAAAGTGGTTGCTGCATTGCTTGCCGCAGTAGTCCTTCTTCCACCCAATGCAGTACCCACATCCAATGCTCCAGCACCCATTGATTCAACAGTGCCAGCAGTACTCAAAAGGCTCTTAAATGGATCATAGGCTCCGGTTTGACCAGCAGTGTACTTACCAAGGAACTCACCACCAGCGCCAAGCAAGCCTTTGCCAAACAGAACACTCTGTTGACCAGCTTGCTGTGCTCCTGCCGCCAAAGCAGCATCTTGTTGAGCCAGTGCGTTGTAGTAGGCTTCCATCTCAGGAGTGGTTGCACCAAGACCTCTAGCACCACTAGGACGGGCACTGGTTGCGCCAACAGACAAGCCACCACGACCTTGCTGGAACAAGGTGTTCTGCAACTGAGACATTTGACGCTCGCGGCTAGGAGCCAACAAGTCTTGTTGCTTTGCCATGTAGTCAGCGGCAACTTGCTCTGGTGTTTTGGCAAGATACGATGTGCCCAAGTCAAAGAGGCTTGCAGATGCTTTCTTCAGTGGGTCATACAGGTCTGCAACTTTCTTTGCCTCATCGAGACTCAGAGTTGCACCAGCCATCAACTTATCTTGAATTGCCTTCAAGTCTGGAGTCAGCGTGTACCCAGCACTAACAAGGTTGTTGTCAGCATCGTATTTATAATCTGTGGTTCCAAACCTAGTAGTCACGCCAACAGGTTTGAACTTCTGTGCTTCAGCGGCAACTCTAGCTGCTTCTCTAGCAGTGTCAGTAGCCAACTTAGTGCCAAACAAGCCAACACCACCAGAAATCACACTGGTTGCAGCTTTAGCAAGATTAGGATTATCTTTAAAGAACTTAACAACATCTTTAATTGTTAAGCCAGTTCCTTTTGAATAGTCTTCAATGGCTTTTGTAATTTCATCAGAAGTGTATGTGCCAGCAATTTCTTGATTTATTTGATAAATCTGTGCCTGTTCTTCTGGAGAGTATTCGTATGGAGTAGTGTCCGTCAACTCAGTCGCAGGAGCATTCATCTCTTCATCATAGGTTGCCATATTTCCTCCGGTATTTACAGTAATCGGTGTTGTGGGTGTTGCAGTGGTTATCGGTGTTGCTGGTTGCGACACAGTAAATCCAGAACTATCATCAATAATGTCTCTTGTGTCAAATGCTGATGCAGTTGTGTCCACCTCAAAAGGAGCCAACTGATTCTGCAAGTCTTGTTGTCCAGCAAGAACTTGTTGTTCAGTGGGAACAGTTGCAACAGAACCTGGAATAAGAGAGTCCAACTTTATGTTGCTAACACCTTGAGCCAATGACTGTTCAGCAGTTTTACCAGTAAGTAATCCAGCAGTAGTTCCTGCGGCTACTTGACCAGCGACAGCAGAATCCGTTGCTCCAGCAACAGTTTGTCCAGCAAGACCAGCACCAGCACCAACAACTCCAGTCTTAAGTGCTTCTTCTGGTGTCTTTCCACTAAGAAGCCCAGCAGTAGTTCCTGATGCCACTTGACCAGCAAGGGTAGAACCCGTAGCACCAGCAACGCTAGAACCAACACCTAACTGACCAATAAGTGCTGCTGCACCATAGTTAAGTGCCGCCTCTGGTCTACCCGTTGCGGCAAGACCTCCAGCAGTACCAAGGCCAATCGCAGTGCCAATTCCAGGCAGTCCATAAGCTGCACCAACAATATCTAATGCCGCTGGCAAAATTGGGCCAGCTTTTAAAATTTCTCTGCCTAAATCCGCAAAAAATCCACCGCCACCACCGCCACCAGTTCTGGTGTAAGTTATCGTGGTGCTTGTGCTTGTTCCACTCTTATCTAATAAGGTGTAATCTGATCCAGGATTTGTAGCTTGAGCATAATAAGGAACGCCATCTTTTATTGCGTATCCCTTAATTGTTCCGTACTGTTCGCTTGGGTTATAAGACGCAATTGAAAAATTATCGTAATTTATCTTATTAAAGTCATCTGCTTTCCAAACAAGCCCTTTTGTTGGCTCTTTGTAAATTGACTTTGCTGCATCTGTTAAAGAAGAATCGCTTGGTAGAGTAAAGGCAGATGCCGCACTCAATGCGTCAGGAGTTAAGAATCCAGGGCTATAAAACTGTTGTCCACCCTGTACAAACCCTTTTTCTACAAATTCTTGAGGGACAAATACATACTTCTCACCATCATCTGCGGTGATATCGTAGTACGCCCTACCAGAATAAAATGGTTTGATTTCCATTAGACAGTGCCGTTAGCCACAATGTTGCCCAACACAGTCAGATTCCCAGAACTGTCAATCTTCATCACATCTGTTCCTGAGTGACGAATAAGTAGATTAGACCCACTCTCAACAAAGCTGAAGTTTGTGAAGGTTCCATCTGCCTTGGTTGCAATGGCAGTGGAAATGTTGGTGAACTCAGTATCAATCTCAGTTCCCTTGACAACCTTGCTTGCATTCCCTGGCGACAAAGCATCTTTAGCCGCAAAGTTGGTGGTTTTGGTGTAATTTGCCATGTTTCTTCCTTAAACCAGTTTGCCATTCTTGGCTTGAATCTCAATCTTTTGAATGCTCACAGGATACCCATTGATCTGCACTTCATAACCCGTCTGCACAGTCTTGCCAGAACCTGATGTTTGACCAATCAAAGTCTGCAAAGAAATGCCATCTGAGTAATAGGCAACAGGAACACCATTTGCCCCATACTCAGCAGTTCCATATTCAGCAACAGTAGACTGAGGAATTTGCAATGTGGTGGCGTAATACTGACCTGTGAAGTCATATCCCCACTTGATGATGAATCCTTGGTTTGAACCACCAATCACCACCACAGCAATACGCTTCAGGATAGATGTGACATTGGGCGCACCCAGGTCAGCATAGGTGGTGAAATACTGTAGGCGGTATGTGCTTGCATGGTCAAGATAGGTTCCATACTTGCCCACATAGCCATTCTTGCCAATCAACAAGTCTCCATTGCGTTTAGCAAGGAAAGCAGTTGGAGTGATGGAATCCCATACAGTTACCCGCGCAGAACCATCTTGCAAAGCCGCCTTAGTGTCAAAGCAGTAGGTCTGGGTGGCAAGAGGAAAGTTAATCAAGTAAAAGGCATTTGACTCTGAATAGACTGCCTTGATGTTTGCCAATGTCTCAGCATTCACAATCGTCATCAAGTCATCACGCACATTCTTAGACAAGTCCCGCAAAGGAGCAGACTTCTCTTGAATGGTTCTGAGCAATGACCGAATCCCACTGTTTGACAAGAAAACCACATCACTGCCCGTGTTGGCAATGGAGTCCCTTGCAATGCAACCAACATTGCTAATAGTGTCACTCAGAGACAGGCTTGATGGAGTAGTCGCATTTGCATAAATCAAGACTTGACGCTTGCCAAAGATAAACAAGAATCCATTGTGTGCTGCCAACCCTGTAATCTCATCAGAGCCATTGGGCCACACCCGTGAGATATCCAAAGAACCAGCAGTTCCTGTTGACCAGACATGACCAGCAAGCAAGTCAGAGAAGTAGACAGTTACAGTGTCAGCAGTGCTACTAGCAGTCCACAAGCGACCATAGGCAGAGATAACAATATTGGTTTGGGGAGCAGTTGCAACATAACCAGTTTTCTCACTCACACGCCTGTATGTGGTGGTACTTACAGCAGGGTCATAGATCAGTGGGTCATAACCCGTCTGAAAGAAATATGTGATTCCATTCAAAGAAGCACAATGCCAGTTGCTTGCGGTAATGGTGGGGCCAGTACCTCCCCCCCCATAGGTCAACTCAACAACACTTGTGCCACTCAGTTTAAACAGCTTGTTGTTTCCAGCAAACAAAACAGTCAAAGTGCCATCAGTCTGCACCAACTCATGGATGACTGTTACATTGTTTGCACCAAGGTTTCCAGATGATGTATTTACCCTTGAAAAGCCTTTACGAGAGCCAATGCGCCCATACTGGTCAATCACGCAGTTTGTAGCAATCGCAGCGTATCCAGCCGCTAAATCAAGCGGAGAGTCTTGTGTATTGAGTCCAAAGAAGCCTGGAGCCGATACAGAAAAGGTCTGGATTTGTTGGCTCATGTTGCTACAAATTGCTGATTTTCTGGATACCGATTTGCCTCTAAAGCAATGTAGTCGGAGAGCATGGATCGAAATAGTGTGTATGCCTCTGATGAAGACAGTCCACCATCTTCACCACGCTCAACCAATGCCCTTGCATACGCACCTTGAGCAACAACTACATCAGGCACAAGAACCACAGTGCTGTCAGATGCCAAAGTTGCCTGGGGTATTGTCAGACTAAATTTCAGTGTGTACACGCCATCAGGAATTGGAAACAAACTTACTTTGGCGTTGTAAGAACCATCTATTCCATCAAAAGTAAATTCTGTTGGAATTGAGTTAACCAGGGGCAAGAAGCTCTGTTTGCGGTTCATGTCCACAAATGTGATGTTAGTCAAACCAACATTACTGGTTACGTTGATAGCATCCATCAACTGAAACTTCTGACCAGCACCAGTGAGTGAATATGATGGGGTTGAAGCCACAGTAGTCACAGTGATGGTCTGCCCTAAAGAATTCCAACCATACGAATCCTCAACTTGACGCTTTGTGTCATTGACAAACTTGGCAATCAGAGTGGAATATGAGGTTTCGTTGTAAGTGGTTACAACGGGTTCACGCAAGCGAATCAACACATCGTTGACAAGTTCTAGTAGTGTCATGCTCTTGCCAACCCTTCTTGTTCAAATGTTGCTATAAAACTGAATGAGCTTCCTGCCTGAGTAGTTATTTTTATTTTGTCATCTTCTTCTAAAACAATGTAGGCATTGCCATCAAACTGCAAATATTCTTTAGTGCTGAAATCAAGAGCAGTCAATATATCAAGGGTTGTACTAGCGCTTGCGTCAAACCACTGAACAGTTATATGCTTGGTAGAGCCGCCTGTATTGTGTATATACATTACAGTGAATTTGGCGTAATAGCCCTTTGGACAGGTATAGACTGTTGTGTCTACTGCCGCTGCGGGACTAACACCAACTGATAATGCTCTCATTTCGCCTTTGCCTTGTTCCTTGCGGATATAGCTTTAGCTTTTGCCTTTGCGTC